CTTTTGTTTATGTTCTTCGGAAAGAGGGATACCAGAAGTGTCTGGTCCACGATTGGAGTAGGGGTTGAGGTTATACGCCTCGTACTTCTTGTGAATAAAAATGTCGTCTAAATAAATTTGTTCTACTTCAAGCAATAAAGTCTCTTCAACCTCTTCAATAAACTCAAAAAAGAAGTTCTCTTCTCCATGGCTATTCCAGGCATTTTGAAGTTTTGGATTCCCATGTTTATTCCTGCGCAGTTCGCTCCTGTGTTTTCTAATACGGTTGGAAAAATCTCTTGTGCTGCCAACACACCGAAGCCCATTTATTTTATTCGTTATACTATAGATTCCACATTTCATACTATTAGTATACCTCATCTTGGAAGGATTGTCAAGAGAAAAATCCCCCCCTAGCGTACAAATTCTAGGGGGGGATTAGTTTGTTACGTTACTGCTTTTGGTGGTTTATTACCACTAGGTAATAATTATCCGCCCAAAAGATCCATGACCACGCAAAGGCCATACATGTCCGGCCTAACCATCTGTTTCGCGTACCTGGTCATGACACCCTTGCGTGGAACGAAATCTTCCACACCAAAGATGGTTGGGGTTACCTGCAGAGGCACATACGGTGCGTACACGTAGCCGCTCTCCAAGAAGGAAGAGCCCTTGCGACCAATCAGGATCAAGTTACGAGGGAAGTATGGGTCAACATAAACATCCCACTTCTTGGTCAGAGAACCGGTCTTCACAGCGCCAACCATGCCAGTATCATCGTCATGCGTGATACTTGCGCGGAAGCCCGCTGTCATCTCCAGGACGTTAGCTACCTCTGGCGAAGTCACCAGGAAGTTAGCACCGCCGCGAAGAGTCTTGCGGTGAATCTGTGCAGAGACATCATTGACAGTCTCAACCAGAGTCTCGTACCATTCGGACACAGTACCCGTGAAGTCTGGCAGATTGGCACCATTATTAGTGATGTCATAACCGTCAATCTTACGGACAAACTTGCCAGGCTTGCGGGACCAGTAATACAGTCCAGCGGTTGCCAGCTTCGTGAGGTCGTTCAGGATTTCCTGGTCGATCTCAAGGGCAATCTGCTCGGACAGAATGGTAGTAAGCTCGACTTCGGCGTCGAGGTTATGATACGCATTCAAGTCCTGTCCTAGCTCAGGCGACCACTTAGCCTTAAGCTTCTTGGTGATTGCGGTTACAGCAATGGAATCCACCTTGATGTCGATCTCGGGGATGTCAATGTTGTAGCCCGTTCCACCAGCCAGCTCTGCCGTTGCCTCAAGACCCCATGGAGTTGTACCCACCACAGAACCAAGAGCACCACCAGCCGTGAAAGCATCCACGATTGGATAGTGGCAAAGAGGGATAGTTGCTACTGCAGCACTAGCTCTCGCAGCATCCTTACAGGTTGCAGCAAAGGCGAAGGTAGCATTCGTGTCCTCAGAACCGGAGTTATGAGTAGCGAAAACAACCAACAGGCGGTTAGAACCAGACAGCGGGTCAACACGAGTTAGACGACGCACCTGATTGTAAGCAGCCATAGTACCAGTAGTAGGACAATAAATTGCTGACAGGTTCTGCGAGTTCAAGTTAGACAAGGTAGACTTGGCAACACTATAAACTGCTACGATAGAACCGGACAGGTCAGGGTCGTCCATGATGAGAGACTGGCGAAGATTAACATAGTTAGCATCACCAATCACCGCACCACCACCACCGCTCTTGACACCCTTCTGCCATACACCGGAACCTGAACGCATTGCCAGGAAGCGGAATGGAAGAGTGGATACAGAAGCAGTTGGGCTAGAGTAACCGTTGTTCAACGAATAGGCACTCTTCTCAAGGTCCCACAGGTCAGTTCCAACCTGCATACCATCAAGCTTCACACCACCAGTGATCTGAAGTCCTACTACATTGCCACCGTAAAGGGAAGCAGCTGCAACAGCACCAGCGTTATTCTTGGTATCAGTAAACGTGAAGTCCAAGAAGAAAATCAGACCTGAAGGCAGACTCATTGGCTGTACAGACACAAGGTCATTAGCCAGAAGACCACCAAATACTCGACGTACTAGAGGGAATGCCACTGCGGCAAAACCTTCAACGTCACCTGTAGACATAGCTGAAATCTCTTTTAGAAGCTGCTTTGCCTGGTTCTCCAGAAGGACACACATGCCATCACGATCACGCTCAGACTGCATACCTTCCAACAGACCAGTACGACCCCACTTATCGCGGAGTGCCGCACCTTCCTTAGAGAGGTCACGACCGACGATATTCTCGCTCAGTCTTTCAATAATAGTTCCCATTTTTTTAACCTCCTAAAGTTAATGTTAGTTTTACTTGCTCTTTTTGATGCCTGCAAGTTTTTGCATCCGATCCATTACAGGATCAGCCTTCTTTTCTCTTGCCTCGTCCACTTTTGGTCGGGGCTGTACTGCCAATGAAGGTCTGTTTTTGGATGCCACTTCGCGCAACGATTCTTGTGCTGGCTTTCTGTTGCCTGCCGTTGAGCTTTGAAGGGTTTCGTAAATAACCTTCGCCTTCAAAACCGAATCAGCTTTCTGGAGGGCGTCGGCAAGTTCTTTCTTTTGCCGCTCATTCAGGGAGGTACTCGCTAGAGCCCGATTCGTGTAAAACAATCTTGCGTTAGTAAGATTGATTTCTTCTATCTTTCCTTTAATAGTAAGTAGTGTATTTTTTAGTGAATCCCTTTCTGCTATTAGTTTTTTATTCTTATTTTTTCTTGTCTCGGCAAGTTTCTTTACTTCATCAAGGGCTTTTTTGAGTTCTTCAACTTCCTCTTCGACTGCCGTGTCTTGCATAGTAGCCAGTGCAGCTTCGGTTTGGTCGCGCTGCTCGGCTGGGTTGGTGCCCATGTTGCCGGTTGCGGAGAGAGGCTCATTGTCAACCACCAGCTCCTCCAAAAGGGCAGAAAGGTCATCTTCTTCAAGCTCTATTTCCTCATCCTCTTCTTCTCCACCCATCGGTAGCTCATCAGCTACTTCTTCCCGGTCAAGCATGTCGTCTTCACCACCTGGATCTTGTGCCATTTGTTTTTCGAGTTCGTCAAAAGAAATCTCAATCTCTTCTTCTTCGTCCGCGCAAGGGCAAAGAGGCTCGCCATCTGTAGCTGCTAGCGGAACATCACCGGCTATGCCAGAATCAACTCCACCTCCGATTTCGTCTTCACCACCGATTGCGATGTCGATACCGTCGCCGCCCATCTCATCGTCCATCCCCATGTCCATCTCTTCTTCACCACCTCCACCAAAGGGATCTTCTTCGTCCTCGGCTTCGAGCATCTTCTCCACCGCGTCTTTGATAACGTCGGCGTGTTCGTTGATTAATGCATCTTTAGCCTGACGCATTGCTGCTTCTTTCAACGCTTTGGCATCTATAATGGCTTCTTGAAGTAGGGCACTTGACATAGTATTTTCTCCTGGTATTGTTGTCTATTATAAATAGTGCGAAAGTGTGCGTAGTGCTGCTGGAAGTTGATAGTTTTTAGTGGAGAGAAAGAAAGGAAAAAGATTTACAACCTTACGCCGGTAACAACAGCATACGAAAGAGTGATGCCTGCGTTTTTATTTGCTCGGTACCACAGTTCAATGTAGTCACCTGGATTGAGTTCCAAGATGTTTGTCAAACCAGCTGCGCCTATGTCCGCTCCAGTAGCTACAAACCTGCGAACAATTGAAGATGAATGAATAGCTCCGTTGACAGCCATAGCACAATCAATCACTACCTGGTTATCATCTGCCTCCATAGAAATTGCTGCCACAATGTGGAACTTTGCTGCAAGCGAGCCCGTGTATGTGGCTTTATTTGGACTTGTATGACTGAAGTGCTGCGAAGCCTCCAGTGCTGTAGAAACTGCAGCTGCCTTTGCCCAGATGCCTGCCGTTACACTGCCTGTCTCGGATGAATTAATATAGTATTCTACATAAGCACTATCAAGATTCTTGAGATGACCATGCTCTTGAATGACAACCGACCCGTTGATGTGCATCGAACCAGTGTGAGTGACA